CCCAGATGTCTGTTGGACAACTCTTCCTGAGTTCAGCATGAAGTTCACCCATTTGGCAATACGTTCGAGATGCTGTGCCGTCACCCCCGGACCGTGTCTTTCCGAACATGATCCCCATATTCACGAATTTGATATGAGTCCATACCCCTTCAACAAGGTGATAGGTGGTACTATTCAAAACACATATAGGTCTTCCGACCCGAGAGAACAAAGTCTTGCCGACACTCGTCGATAATCCACCAAAACTGGTGATCCTCTCCCAAGTTTGCTGTAGGTTCGATCGACATCCTTTCAAGGTACAATCATCCCCGTTGATAAGCAGAGAGGCAATCCTTCCTCCCCGTGAATAAGGCTTATCTGTAAGCCTATACGATCGGTTATCTGCAACTTCAAGAGACCAACGACACATTGCCGCATTAGCCAGACAAAGAATAGGAAAGCTTGTCACACTTCCCATCAATTGTCCGTCTCTCTGTGGTTGCCAGACACCATCAATTTGGTAGAAATGATGTATAAGTGATCGGATAAACATATCCTTGTGATCGTCATCAAACTCATAACCGATTCCCGGTTGATGAGCTTCGCGAATACAATTCACGATTTCTAATCCAATCGTCTTGGAGACCCAACTATGCAAATTGTCAGTTGAGGCTTTATAATCCCCATTTATGATAATCTCATCATCTCTGGGAATCCCAATGCTCCTTGTAACATGGTCGGCCGTAATCGGTTCACTGATCATCTTGAAGACACGATTGTCTTTCAAGACTTTCCACATAAACTTCTGTAACGGTGACAAAAATGTGTACAAGAGAGGGGGACCTTTAGAGATTACCCTGATCTTCAAGGCTTCGGCCAAGCCAACTGCTTCGACATACGCATCTTCGGAAACAGCAAGTTCCTTGATACAATCCATCAAAACAGCCCACTTAGCACGAAGGAGACTTTCATCGTACTCAACGAGCGTGACATTATGTTGTTTTCCAATTTCTCTTTCGAGATCGAGACAGGCTTGTCGTATCCTGCCTTCGTCTCCAAATCCTTTCGCGATTTCAGATCGCGCCTTGCCGTCAACTTGATTAGTGACAACTAGGGGACTTTCAGGATCAAAGAGGCCGAGTCGCGCAATGATTTGCGTGACAATTCCCACGGCACCACAAGAGCCACGGCTCCTAATGTAATTGGCGGAGGTAGAAGGAAAGAACGGTTCATAATGAAGCTCCTCTGTGTATTGCTTCCCTCTGAATAGTTCTTGCACTGTCCTTCTCAACTCACGTTTCATCGATTTTTTATCGATCACCTCAGAATTTCCCCAATACATATGACTTTCAACACCTAGACAATTTGCGAAGTGGTACGGCGAAAGGCCACTCATACCGCACTCATCACAAAAGTGATCTTGAACGACAACAGGTTGTGTCGTTAGGTGTCTAGCGCATTTCTCTTCCGCAGCTGCGATCATAGATTCGTCAGCGCGAGGCATTCCCATCTTAGCTTGATTGATAGTGACACAGAAGCTTTCATACTTCTTGATGTCACTCCTTTTCAACAATTGAAGATAGCTACCGAAGTAGCCACCGAAGATAACCTGTGGACAAGAATCAACTAGTCCGGTTGGCTTCAGCGGGATGTCTTGCTTCTCGTGTGAAGCATAGAATGCACATGTCTTGTACTTGAAATAAGGGATCCATGACTTACTGTCATTAACCGATTCCATATAGTCAAGGCATCGAATAGCCGCACACATTGTAACCTCACGATATCGAATCTGATCGATAATCGGGTCATTATGTCTAAGACGGTCAAGGCCAAAGAGATGATAAATCTCTGCCAGACAAGTCACGGCTTCCACCACTTTCCCTACGTCCATTTCACCTAACGGTGCGTACAGTGTCATTAATTGGCGTGTCGCATCATTACCGAAAGGTTTAATAGGACGGGAGCTTTCTTCGGCTGCTACCATTGCCGATCGAAAAGATCCAATTCTCGTAGATCTCTTTCCGAGTTCACTCAACCTAATTAAGGTCGAGGCAACCTCGTGTAACGGAGATTGGCCACTTTTTACTGAGTTCA